GTATTGGTCTTGCTCAGGAGAAGCGTTTGATACGTGGAAGTATTCTAAATCGTCAAAAATTGCTGATACCTCAGAAGATACAACGATAAAGTTAGCTCCACCTCTCAAAGTAGACTTATGAATTTGAGCAGATACTTGATTTACTTTTGTAATCAATGTCTGATTCCACTCTTTTTGAGTGTATGCGTTGAAACCACCACCGTTGTTAGCTCTCTTCCAACCGTTGTAATCCCATCTCAATTGCCATGCTGCTCCTTTTCTTAAATCTCTTAAGATCTCTCTATCAATCTCAGCAGCTACCTGCTCAGACAATAAAGCCGTAAGTTCAGCTTCAGCATCGATGTTATGGAATGCACTAACGTCTTGTGCTAATTCAGGTGACCAAGTAGCTCTTAGTTTTCTTTCTGTAACCGATACAACTACTTCATCCAATTCAAAAGATACTTCACCCATTTCTGTAGCGAATTCTAATGTTGCATATTGTGCCCAAGATACAGATAAATTTCCCCACTGTTCTGCCGTTGTAGCTGAAGTTGCACCTACATAACCATCGAAGTTTGAAGATAAACAATTGATACAAGCTGGGTGAGTTAAATCTAATTCGATTAACAAACATCCGTCAGGTTGACAAATATTAGTATAATCAACAATACCTCTACCATATTTTTGAGATACTAATCTGAATGGTACAACACCACCAGCTGCGATAATAGTATTTCCATCAGCATCTAAGATAGCGTCATCACTAGTTACTGTTAAAGAAGCTAAGAAAGACTCAGTATCCATTTCGTTTCCGTCTGGTCCTGTCAATCTACCTGCATTTGTAGGAGAGAAACCAGTAATACAAGCTTTAACTGTTCTAACTGAACCGTCAGCTGCCAATGGTTGATCTTCAAAAGGTGTTTCAACTTTCTCACCACTAGCGTTTAAAACAACTGGATTTAATCCACCATTAAAAACTGTTCTAGTACCTTTAGATGCGTCAAACAATCCGTCATTGTAGAATAAATCATAAAGATTTTTCGTTCTAAACTCTGTTACTGTAACTCCACATCCAGAAACTACACACTGAGGTAAAGAACCATTAGTAGAATTACCATTTAAGTCAAATGCTCCGTTAGATGTTTTTGGTACAAAGAAGAATAATTTTCCGATTGGCATGTTCATCGCTTGTACTGATACGATATCGTTAGCTAATAATTTAGAGAATACTCTTCTTACAATAGGGAAAACTACTGTTTCGAAAGATCCAGAAGAATCAGACGATGTTGATTCGTTCAATAGAGCAGACGCTTGGTTTTCATATAACTGTGCGATGTTCTCTTTGATGTGACCTTTTAAACCTTCTAAGAATCCTAATGAATTCCATTTAGAAATGGTTTTAGATCTAATTTGTTTTAGGTGTTCTAGTCCGATATTACCGACTTCACCTGAATTTAATAAATGTCCCATTTTTTTATTTTATTTATTTTATTTGTTATTTTTTATGAGATTCTTCTCATTAAATCTTTAATTGCCGTAATCTGTGGATCAACATAAGCAGTTGACTCATTTAAATTAGTAGCAGTGTAAGATTTTACTGTTTTGTTAACTTTATTTTCAACAGACTCATTCATTGGTTTTTTATTATCCATTTCAGACTTTATAGTTCTATAGATATTTTTAGATTCTTTAATCGTTTCCGCATTATCAAATCTTTTTAATATATCCATTTTTTCTTTTTTAGTTGTAGAATGTTCAGTGAACAATCTGTTAACATAAGCCAAATTGGTATTAAATAACGCAACCTCATTAAGTTTGTCTTTAAAAATATTAAGAGCTTTTTTATATTCTTCGTTTTTACTTTTTAGCTCTTCGTATTCTTTCATTATTTTGGATTCGGAAACTGTGTTAACAATTGGTTTTCTATTGACTAAAGGTTTACGAACAGTTTTAGATTCTCTAGCCGCAAATCTAGCACCGTTGTATCTTTGTTTACCACTTGTTCTATTATGTCTTTGCAACTTATCTTCTGAAATTTCCTCTTCGTCAATATATGCTCCTTCACCCATTGCATCATAGTTTTCATCTGGATAAAAATCTTCACCTTCACCACCTACTAACATGTCATACATTGGGGAATCTTCTTCTAAGTGAATTTCATAGATAGTTTCATCACCACCTTTTTCATCTTCATACATAGAACCTGATCCACATTCAGAACAATATTCCTTTTCTTTCAAACCAAATCTATCTTCCATAGATTCCTTAATGTAATACTCTACACCAGTTTCATTATCTTTTAAATGAATTCCACCTGCATCCTTAACTACTTCTACTTCATCATCGTCACCCAATTTGTTTTTAAACACATGAATAACTTCTTCGTCAGAAGCACCTGTTAAGTCTAACACTTCCTCTTCGTCATCACCCATATCCATCATATCGAAATTAAGTTCTGGTTCATCATCATCTTCTTCACCAGCGTCTAAATCTAGATCAACATCTAAATCTAAATCAACAGGTTCTTCAGAGTCTTCTTCTTCAGAGTCTAATTCTAATTCTGTTTCGGGTTCTTCGACACCTTCTTCATTGTCAAGATCTAACTCAACTTCATCATCTTTGGATCCTTCTAAATCAATATCGTCCACTTCTTCTTCATCTTGTTCTTTTAAAGATGACTCAACGATACTCTCAATTTCTCTCGACAAGTGTGCCGAAAGCATTTCTTTCGTGTTGGCTTTTAAGGCATCCTCAATAGACTTAGCTTCTAGCAAAGCCTCTTCGATGATATTTTTCTTTTTTTCAGCCATTTTGTTTTTTTTAAAATTTTATTATTTAAATTATTGTAAACGCAATTTTGCATTCTATTATAAATATACTATTTTTCGAAAAAGTTTATTTTTTTTTTAATCAAGTAAGAAATTTGTTAAACTATCTTTAAGATTGTCCACATTTTTTTTATTTTTTGATTCCGACATTTGTTGTTCTTTAGATGGTTCTTCACTATAAATCCAAGACCCTGGAGTTGATGGTGACGTAACCACATCCCAACAGATTAATTCATAATCATCTTGAACTACGTTTCTACCATTTTCTTTTTCTAATGATCCAACACCTCTAGATGACACACCAATCTTTAATCCTTTTCTTATATAGTTGGCTACTCTGTCACCCTCACAAGATATGATACCTTGATTAACAAATCCTGGTGACATTATAATTTCTAACTTACCCATCAGTACATTACCTTCCCACCATAAATCGATTACATTATGTGAAATTCTACTTACGGCAACAATAGATGATTCAGGATGATCCGCCTCACCTAATGCTCTTTTTTCTTTAATTAGTTTTAGATAGTTTTCTGCCTCTCTTCTTAGTATGGCTTCGGGATATACTCTTTCATTTTTGTTTTCTACTCCATATTTTTGTAATACGGCATAAACAACTAAGGGCTCCTCTATAATGGGTTGCCCTTGAGTTAGTTTATTTACTTCGTTAACGAAATTTCTATTATCTTTAGGTGAAATGTAACCTGCGTCATATTCGACAAGAATACCTTTCTTTTTTACTTCATTTTTTTTTAAAATCTCCATAATAGTGATATAGTTTTATTATAAATATATCACTATACTAAAAAAATTATTTTTTGGTTTTATGGAATTTAAAAATGGAGTTATTCTCTAGACAATTATCTATTACATTATATATAATGTTTTTTGTTGCCTCAATAAGTAATGGTTGGTTTATGGGTAAACCCTTTTTTTGGAATAGTGTTATTTCACATGACATAAAACTTCTTTTATTGATATCAAATCCTGAAGTCCTCATGTCCAAATCTACAATATATTTATCATTATGAAATAAATTTATATTGAGATTGTTATTTAAATTTTGTTTTATTTTCTTTCTTATATTACTTAAAAAAGTAGTATAATTTTGTTCTTTTTCATTTTCAATTATCTCTCCCCACGCAGTAAAGTTTAAATACAAACTTTTTGATTCTTTATTATTTACTGTCCCTATTTTAGTTTTATAGTTGTCTAATAAATCTAATTTTAATTCTTTTCCTAATTTCATTAATTTTCCTTATCATATCTTGTTATTTATAATTTAATAAAGTATACGGAAAAATATGGGTGATGTCAAATTACAATAAAAAAACCCTCATATGAGGGTTTAATATTTATTCGTTATCGATTGTTTCTTTTAGGTTATATAATTTGATTACATCATTATGGTAATCGTCTTTTTTATATTCAGTAGTTAATAACTTATCTTTTACTTTCAATAATTTATCTTTTAAATCTAAATCTATATTCTCATTTAATTTTTTATCTATTGAATCAATACATTCTCTCTTTAAATTATTTACAGTATTTACTTTATCTTCATTTTCACCGTTTAAAATACTTTTAATAATTTTTTTCTCCGATTCAGTAATTTCACTATATTTTTCATTAAATTTATTAACCATTATTTTAGTTAATATACTTGGAGATATATCTA